CAAGCTTTACGTATGGTTAGAGTAGATGGTGAAGACTACGGTCGTGGTTATGTAGAGGAATTTCTAGGAGACCTAAGGTCACTAGAGGGACTATCACAATCACTAGTAGAATCATCAGCAGCTGCAAGTAAAGTAGTATTTATGGTTAGACCTAACGCTGTCACTCGTAAAAGAGATTTGGCTAACACTAGAAACGGGGACATAATTACAGGACAAAGAGACGACGTAACATGCCTGCAAACTGAGAAGCAATATGATTTAGGTATTGTAGAACGTAGCATAGGACGTTTAGAAGAACGTATGTCTTACGCTTTCTTATTACACACAGCAATACAAAGAGACGCTGAACGTGTTACAGCACAAGAGATTAGATACATGGCTGAACAGTTAGAGACTAGTATGGGTGGTATATACTCATTATTATCTCAAGAGTTTCAGTTACCATTAGTACAAGTATTAATGAAACGTATGTCTCAATCCAATGAGATACCAAAACTTCCAAAAGATTCTGTAGCACCTACTATTATCACAGGTATAGAAGCTTTAGGACGTGGTAATGACCTACAGAAACTAAGAGAATTTGTTATGGAGATAGGACAACTAGCTCAGATTAGTCCTGAAATAGTACAGGTGTTAAATCCTAATGACTTGATTACTCGTGTTGCTACCAGTTTAGGTATTGATACTGAAGGATTAATTAAGAGTGAAGAGCAACTAGCTCAAGAGCAAGAAGCTGCACAACAGCAAATGGCTCAACAACAAATGATGGATATGGCACAGGATGTAGTACAACCTGTTGCTAATAACATGACTAAACCACAATAAAGGAGAAGAAATAAATGGTAGAACAAGTAGTAGTACAATCAGATGAAACTACATCAGAAGCCCCAGTAGAAGAACAACAAGTAGAATCTTCTAGACCTGAGGGTTTACCTGAGAAGTTTGAATCTGTTGAAGCAATGGCTAAATCATACGCTGAATTAGAATCTAAATTAGGGCAACCTAAAGAAGAACCTAAGGAAGAAGCGAAGGCTGAAGAACAACCTAAGAGTGATTTAGAAATACAAGCTGATGAAGCTGTTGAGTCTGCTGGACTTGACATGGATTCACTCAGTGCAGAGTATGCTGAGAGTGGTCAACTAGCTGATGAGTCTTATGAAAGACTAGAGAAAGCTGGTATCAGTAGAGATATAGTAGACCAGTTTATTGCTGGACAAGAAGCTAGAGCATTACAACAAGGCAGTGAAGTCAAAGGCTTAGTAGGTGGAGAAGAAGCTTACGTAGAAATGACTCAATGGGCTGGACAAAATTTAACTGAAGCTGAACAGACAGCTTATAACAACGCTGTTAACAGTGGTGATATGGAAACTATCAAGCTTGCTGTTACTGGTTTACAAGCTAGATATACAGCAGCTAATGGTACTGACCCTAAATTACTATCAGGTAAAGCAGCACCTACTTCACAAGGTGGCTATGAATCATGGGCTCAAGTACAAGCTGATATGGGCGACCCAAGATATGCTAAAGACCCAGCGTTCCAAGCTGAAGTACAGGAGAAATTAGCAAACAGTAACTTATAGGAGATATACAATGGCATGTGGATATAAGAAAAAGAAAAAAGGAAAAGGTGGTAAGTAATGGCTAAACGTGGACTATACGCAAATATAAATGCACGTAAGAAAGCTGGTACAAGCAGACCTAAGTCTAAATCTACAATCAGTAAGAAAGCTTATTCTAATATGAAAGCTGGTTTTCCTAAAAAGAAAACAGTGAGGAAGAAAAAGTAAATGCCAGCAAAGAAACACCAAAGCCCTAGTGGCGGATTAAATGCCGCTGGTAGACGTTATTACAAACGTAAGACTGGGGCTAATCTTAAACCACCTGTAACAGGAAAAGTTAAAAGAGGTTCTAAAGCAGCTGGGAGACGTAAAAGTTTCTGTGCCAGAATGAGTGGTGTTAAAGGTGCAATGAAAAAACCAAATGGAAAGCCAACACGTAAGGCTCTAGCTTTACGTAAATGGAAGTGCTAATAGCTGTGCTATCTCGTTAGATGGCAGCTGCCAACAAGTAGTAGTAACTTGACCTTCTGCGGAAGACAATCTTGGGGACGAAACTTAGAGGCGTTCAACAACAACTAAACTATAACCAAAGGAGATTTATTATGGCAAATGCTAGTCCAGTATCTGTCGGTAAAATCAACACTGGTGGTTCAGAAGACGCTCTATTTCTTAAAGTATTTTCAGGCGAAGTTTTAACTTCATTTGAACGTGCTTCAGTAACTCAAGGAGCTGAAACTGTCCGTACAATCAGTAATGGTAAAAGTGCACAATTCCCTGTAATGGGCAGAATTGACGCTTCTTATCATAC